CGCAGATCGATGGCTCCAAGACAGGGCTCGAACTGCCCGGGATCGTCGATCAGGTCATCACCATGACCGACATAGCCGGCGGGGATGGATCGCCTCAGCGCGGGTTTGTCTGTCACACGCTCAACCCTTGGGGCTTTCCCGCCAAGGATCGCTCCGGTCGCCTCGCAATGGTTGAACCCCCGCATCTTGGAAAGCTGATGGACAAGATCCGGGGCCCGCTCGTCCCCGCGGACCGCACCCTGACTTACGAGACCCCGGAACTGCCGGCACCGCCGAAGCTGTCTGACACCACCCCCTCCAACGACACCACCAACTGAAAAGGACTTCACACATGTCTCTCTGGAACGATTTCAACGACGCGCAGTCAAACACCAATGTCATCCCGAAGGGCACGCTGGCCAAGGTGCGCCTGACGCTGCGTCCCGGTGGGTTTGACGACCCGAGCCAGGGTTGGACTGGCGGCTATGCCAAGCGCGGCGGCACAGGTGCCGTCTATCTCGACGCTGAGTACACGGTGCTTGAAGGTCCCTATGCCAAGCGCAAGATCTGGTCGCTGATCGGGCTCTACAGCCCCAAAGGCCCTGATTGGGCCAATATGGGCCGCAGCCTTGTGCGGGGCATTCTCAATTCGTCGCGGGGTATCTCTGACAAGGATAATTCCCCCGAGGCGCAGGCCCGACGCCGGATCAACGGGTTTGCTGACCTCGATGGTCTGGAGTTTGTCGCACGGATCGACATTGGGCAGGACACCAACGGCGAGGACAAGAACGAGATCAAGAGTGCGGTCATGCCAGATCATCGTGATTATGCTCAAGTGATGGGTCACGTCGTGGCGCCAGGCATTGCACCACAAATGCATTCCCCCGCACTTGGGCAACAGTATGGGGCACCGGTCGCTCCCTCTGCACCTGCACATGATTATCAGGCACCAGCGTCACAACCACAACAGACGCCCGCGCAGCAATCGCCCGCCGCACCTAGTTTCTCGGGCCGCCCGAGCTGGGCTGAGTGAGGGGTCATCCGATGCGATTGCGTCCCCGCCAGAAACTCTTTGTCGCGCGCAGCCTGTCTGCGCTCGGCACCCGCGACAACACTCTCGGTATCGCGCCGACCGGAGCGGGTAAGACGATTATGCTGTCGGCGGTCACCGGAGAAATGACCGGCGACAGCGCTGTCAAGGCCTGCGTGTTGGCCCACCGCGACGAACTGACGGTCCAAAACCGGGAAAAGTTCGGCCGGGTAAATCCTACGATCACCACCTCGGTACTGGATGCCACCAGCAAGTCCTGGGGCGGCCAGGTCACTTTCGCCATGGTGCCCACGCTTACGCGGGAGCGCAATCTGGCGGGAATGCCGAAGCTGGATCTTCTGGTGATCGACGAGGCGCATCATGCAGTCGCCGACAGCTACCGCCGCATCATCGACAGCGTCCGCAATGCCAACCCCGAGGCGCGTATCTTCGGGGTCACAGCCACACCGAACCGGGGCGACAAGAAGGGTCTGCGCGCCGTCTTCGATAATGTTGCTGACCAAGTGCGACTGGGCGAGTTGATCGCCTCGGGCCATTTGGTCCCACCGCGCACCTTTGTCATTGATGTGGGCGTCCAGGAAAAGCTCAAGGCCGTGCGCAAGACCGCATCGGACTTTGACATGGGCGATGTGGCCGAGATCATGGATCGCGCACCGATCACCGAAGAGGTGATCCGCCACTGGCAGGAAAAGGCCAATGATCGGCCGACCGTAGTATTCTGCTCGACCGTGGCCCACGCCGCCCATGTCGCCGAGGCTTACAATGCGGCGGGTATACCAACCGGTGTGATCCATGGCGATCTGCCCGGCGAGGAACGCCGCAGTATCCTCGCGGCCTTTGCCAGCGGCGACATCCGCGTGATTACGAACGTCTCGGTGCTCATTGAGGGCTGGGATCACCCGCCCACCTCCTGCGTCGTGCTGCTGCGCCCCAGTTCCTATAAATCGACAATGATCCAGATGGTGGGCCGGGGCCTGCGCACGGTTGATCCTGCCGAGCACCCGGGTGTGATCAAGACCGACTGCGTGGTGCTGGATTTTGGCACCTCGAGCCTGACCCATGGCACGCTGGAGCAGGACGTCGATCTTGAAGGCAAATCCGGGACAGGCGAGGCGCCACTCAAGACCTGTCCATCCTGCGATGCCGAGATCCCGCTCGCTGTACAGGAGTGTCCGATTTGCGGCGAAGCGCTGGTCGATCCCGGGGATGATGCAATCGACGATGAGGCCACGGACGGCGATTTATCTGGCTTCCTTATGACCGAGATTGATCTGCTGAAGCGCTCCAGTTTCGCATGGGTCGATCTTTTTGGCACCGAGGATGCGTTTCTGGCTACGGGCTTTACGGCTTGGGGCGGAGTCTTCTGGCTGGAGGGCCTCTGGTACGGTGTTGGCGGCGCGCGCGGGGTACAACCGCAGCTTCTGGCTATCGGTGAGCGCAGCGTCTGTCTCGCGCATGCGGATGATTGGCTGAACGATCACGAAACCGATGAGAGCGCCTTTGAAACACGTGCCTGGCTAAACCAACCCGCCACCGAAAAGCAGTTGCAATATCTCTCGCCCGAGGCGCGCAGTGATTATGGTCTGACCCGCTACAAGGCCTCGGCGCTGATGACCTTCGGGTTCAACAAGCGTGTGATCCGGCAACTGATCATGAGCGCGGCCCCCGCCGCGCGGGAGGCTGCGTGAGCCATGTCGCGCAAATCCAATCCCCGCCCACAGCGGCTACGGATTGCCCGGGCTTTGATCGCCTCTGGCATCCGCGCGGCACGCTTTGCGCCGTCTGTACATCGCGCACCCGAGGCTTCGGATGGTGCGATCCAAACAAGCCTCGCGGCAAACGCCCATACCGCTGGTTTTGCTCTGTGCAATGCCAGTCGGCCTTCACCCGAAAAGCAAAGAAAGGACTGAAAATGGCAGAGATTACAGAAGAAGAGCACATGGCGATCCTGAGCAGCCTCAAGCCCGTGGCGCGAAAGATGGAGACCTATGGCTGGAACACCCGCCTGTCGGATCTCACGGAAGTGCAGGTACTTTGGCTGATCGAAACTGCGGTGCAGGAATTTCGTGAAGCCATGGCCAAGATCGCCAGCCAGCAGGAGGTGCCGTTCTGATGCTGGACTACAATCATAAAGCCAGCTTCGCCGAGCGCGTCAACGAGGCCATTGATGCAACCCTGACGGTCGAGAATGCAGCAAGGACACCCCGTGCTTACCTCGGCGGCTCGCGGCTTGGCCACGCCTGCGAGCGGGCTCTGCAGTTCGAGTTCACGGCGACGCCGAAGGACGAGGGCCAGGACTTCTCAGGCCAGGTCCTGCGCATCTTCGCTATCGGGCACGAGCTGGAAGAGCTCGCCATCCGCTGGCTGCGGCAAGCGGGCTTCGAGATCTACACGCAGAAAGGCAACCGACCTGATGGTGGCCAGTTCGGGTTTTCTGTCGCCGGTGGACGCATTCGGGGCCATGTCGATGGCATCATCGCCGCGGGCCCCGAGGGGTTCGGCCTGGACGTTCCCGCGCTGTGGGAATGCAAGACCATGAACGCCAAGAACTGGCGGGCCTGCGTCAAGGACGGGGTGACCAAATCCAAGCCTGTCTATGCCGCCCAGATCGCCGTTTACCAAGCGTACATGGAAGCAAGTGTGCCAGGCATCAGCGCCGCACCCGCCGTGTTCACCGCGATCAACAAGGACACTGCCGAGATGCACCACGAGCTTGTGCCGTTCGATGCAGCCCTCGCGCAGCGCATGTCCGACCGCGGTGTCCGCATCCTGCAAGCCACGGACGCGGGCGAATTGCTGCCGCGCGTGGCTGCCAATCGCGACTTCTTCGAATGCCGGTTCTGCTCCTGGGCAGAGCGCTGCTGGAACCTGACTGCATGACGGATGCCCCCAAAGACCCGCCCGATACCCCAAACAAACCTGAGGATGCTGACATGAGTACAGACCACGACGAACCGAAAAAACCATCGGATGGCCCATCATCTGAGACGCCAAAGGAAAATCTCGTCCATTTCAACCCGTGGCGGGACTTCAACGATGCCGCACCACAGATGGATGTGTTCGGCGACGAACCGGACCCTGCGCAGATTGCCCAGTTTATGGAGGTGGTCTTTGGCTATTGTGACGGCCTGATCCCGGTGCGCAGCTTCATCGACAAAGGCCAGGGCTTTGATGGCCGCCCGCACAACATCTGGATCGATGCCGGTGACAACGTCACCGACAAGATGGCCACCTTTGCTAATTGGGCTGCACGCGAAGGGGCTGCAGTCTATGTGATCCCCGGCACGGTTGGTGCGCCTGGGCAAGCCAAGGCCGGCGACATCCTGCAGATGCAGGCTGTGGTCGTCGATATCGACACGGGCGACATTGCCGCCAAGCGGGCGCATCTCGAGCGCCATCTCGGCTCACCCACGATGGTGGTGGAAAGTGGCGGCGTGACGCCCGAGGGCCAGCGCAAGGCGCATGTCTGGTGGAAACTGACCGAGCCCGCCGAAGGCAGCGACATCGCCCGCGTGACCCGTATCCGCGGTGACATTGCTGCCAAGGTTGGGGGAGATATGCATTTCCGCTCGGCCCACCAGCCAATCCGCGTGGCAGGCTCGGTTTATTACAAGAACAACCTCAAAACCCAGGTCCGGATTGTCGCATTGAACGCGGATCGCGAGCGCGATCTGGGCGAGTTCACCGAAGCTGTCACCGATATGCCGCCCGCACCGGGCGTGTCGCTACAGCCCGACTTCACCGCACCCGACAAGCCCGCCGTCGATGATGTGTTGGTCACCCCGGTGCGCGAGAGTGCGCA